CCCAAATTCATCTACGTTTTGATTTTGATTATCTGTCATTATAATCTCCTTTTGCTATTTCTCTTTACCTTTTTGAGTTTGACTACGTTTCTCTGCTTCTGTAGCTAAACGTAATTTCTCGGATTCGAGTTTAACAGCGTTACTAAGTCTACCGACAGCGATTTTGCTATCAGCCTTAGAGCTTTGTTCTTGCTCTTTAAGTCTTCCTTTAAACTTTTCAACTTCAGATTGTTTACGTAAATTGACTGCCTCTCTGTCTCTAGTTTGTAAATCACCTGATAATTTTTTAATTTGCTCTTGAGCTCCTGCTAATTGTTGTTGTAATTGTTGTACAACATCCATTCTTTGTAATACTCCTGATTTATCAAATATTTCCGTTTTCTTAAGAGCTTCTTGCCTATCAATGAGACCAGCTTGATATGCTTCCATATATATATTCCATTCACCCCATTTATTAGAAGGCATAGTGGAGTTTCCTATAACTCTTATATCAAACTGTCCAACAGATAAATCGTTTTCAATTGTAATCAATTCTTTAGTTTTATCATCATACAATCTTTTATTTATTGTATATTCATCAATATCATTATTTGGCTGTGCAATTCTAAATGTTTTCTTGAAGTCATAGTGAGACTTAGCAAGATTATAAATAACTCGCCCAAGTCTCTTTAGACTCCCCTCAATATCACGAAGCTTTGATTTGGAACGCCTTTGACCAAAGTCTTCTAGCATCATTGTGGCTGATGAGGTTTTTGGTGCAACCTCAGTGTTCCCTTGCATCATTTCAAAGATACCCATGTTGAGGTCAATATATTTTTCAACCAATTGAGGCAACTGCATTATAGAGTTTGCTAATGGTTGAGGAGATGGAAAATGTGGTTCCCCAAAAGATGAATCATATTCTATTGTGGCATTAGGATTAGCCCAATCACGTTCTAACTCTTCCATGTCTTGGACGCTTCCTTGAGGTACGAGTAACTTTAGGCCTGAAGACGCTTGAGCATGCGAGGTAATTAATGATACCGTCTTATTGAGGAACCTTTGAAAATCTTTATTTTTCCTTATATCGCTCATTGGATAAGGAGTATTTGTCCATATATTTGGAACTGGAACAATAGGATACACATCTGTATCTAAAATTCTTTCGTATAAAACAACTTGACCAACACAACAAGTTAATTTAATTCTTGTTTGCAACACCTCTACAAAATCTATAAATCCTTCTTCAATAGCAATTTTAGTATTCGGGTCTTGCATAATCAAAGATAAAGCTTCTTCATCAACTATTTTTTCATCGCCTGTTTGTAGGTTAACCATTCTAAAATACGGAACTTTAATTTTTGAAAAAGATTCAATTAATCTATATTTATCAGTTTCAAATGTATCATAATCTTTAACTACGTCTGGAGTAAATCTAGGCTTTGCTTGCGCATTAGTTGAACTTGGATAATCTTCTTCATGAGATATTGTATCTAAATCTTCAATAATAGCTTTTTCTTCACCTTCAGCAACTTCCCCTAATTGTGGATATAAATCTAATAATTGACGTTTAGTAAATATAGTTGACAACATTATTCCTGATGCATCATCAAACCAACGATTTCTTGAATTAGGGTCGACTACAACTCTAAATGGGTCAACATAAGTAAATTTAATTTCACCTCTTCCATAATCAGCTTCATTATCAATGTATGAATAAAAATATCCGAGACCTGTAACTGCATAATCATGTATTACTTGTTTGAATGTTTCATTTCCATCAGATATGTCCCATATATATTCAAGTATAGTTTTCCAAACATTTGCCAATTTATTATCAGAATCTTCTCTTCCAACAGCAGAAAACTTTGGAGGCTTAGATGTAATAATCGCTTTAAATTGCTCTATAGCAGAATACAACCTATCAATAGGCATAGCAGATTGATTACGCTCAGCAAGAGCATTCATCTCATCTTCAGTAAAATGATTTCCTAAATAGAAGTCAATATCTTCTCTAGCTTGTGTATCCCAGTCTTGACGTGCATCGTTCCACCTCTCCCACAAGTCACGTATTTCTTTTACTCTAATATCTTCTTGAATCATGGTCGATAATATACTGATAATTTATTGTAAAATGCAAATCACAGTCTCCTTCCTGTTATCCAATCATAAACTTTACGTTTATATGCATAGCTTCCATCTTTAGTTTTTTCTTTCTTTTTATTACCTGCTTTTGAATTTCCACGAGCAAATTGAGTGGATAGCCAAAATGCATCAATACAGTCATCATGTGAGCCTTTTGGAAAGTCTAACAATTCTCCAATAAATTCATGATGATTTTTTTTAAGATGAACAGCTCCTTGTTTAAACATAGGTTGAAGTCCTTCAAATAACCTATCTTTCTTTTTTTTATTTCCGTATCCTTTGATACCTTTTTCAATTCCAGGAATAAATAAGCCTTCTTTTTTACTCCGTTTATATACATAATCTCTTAACATTTCTTGATATGCAATTGTCTCAATGTTTACTCTTCTAACTGGCGAGTATCGTTTAACGAGTGCAAATATTTCGTCTGCACAGTCCATTGGCAATACTCTTTTTCTCCAATACTCAAGAACGTAATAATCATACTCGGAAGTAACACCGATAACCATAATAACGCTAAAATCGCTATAGCTGTTAATTGACGAAGCAGGGTCCACACCGATATAGATATTGATGTATTTTTTAGTTCCATCATCAAGCTGAATATACCAACTATCGCTTTCGTCATCAAATCTTGCATTCCCTTTATAATACCCATCATTAATATCCTCCTCACTAAATATCTGGTCTTCAGGAGATTTAGCTTGGTTCATATACTCTTGATAAAACTTGGCAGGGGTGCCTGAATCGATATAAAATTGTTTTCTTTGTTCTAGTTTTGTAAGTGGCCATCTTGAAGGCCATAGTGGAGTACCATCATCTAGTATAGCTTTATATGTTACAACATCCCATGAAAAGTCTTCTCCGCTCTTTTTTGCATTATCATGTTCTCTAACCAATCCATTCAAGAATGAATCATAGTGAACAATTGTTCCATTACACCATAAAAATCCGTTTTTATCAAAATCGATAGCTGGATAGACAGCAGCAGTTACCCAGTTCTTTATTTGTTGTCTTCCTTCAGGAGTTTTAGTATTTAGCTCTGATTCGAAGTCATCAAGTATCATCCCAGTATATCTTGTTGATAATTGCTTTTTACCACGCAATCTTTGAGATGTACCCTTTGCAATCATTCTACACCCATTACTAAGAGTAAACTCACTCTTTGTCCATTTGTCACCTTGCAAATCTCCAAAGTAGTAATGGATGGCAGGGTTTTCGTATATATGAGTCATTATCCAGTTTAAGTTATCGATTGATTGGTCTTGAGCCTCACCTATCCAGGCAATAAACTCAGGTTGCTCTTTTGTTGCAAATAAGAATCTATGTAGTACTGCGGTAGCTGCTAAAGTGGATTTAGCATGGTCCCTAGGTAAAACTAGGGCTAATTGTTGTATTTCTTTATTAATCAATAAACCTCCAACCTTTCGGTGAAAGTCAGGCGTAGCGGATGCTAAAAAATCTTGCGGTGAGAATAGTTTGCCAAATGTAATTAAATCAGTATATGCACTATGTAATACTTCTTCATTTTTTGAAACATTGCCATTAAGATTTAAATTGGCCATTTATTTTGATTCATCCAATAAATATGGAGATTTTTTCCTTTCATAACTTCCAGTTGTGAGACCTCTAAGAAGTGAGTTTATTAGACCACCTGTTGTACCACCTGTTTGCTGGTATGTTGGAAATCTATCCCCTAATCCTTTTGTCTCGCTTTCCAATAATAAATCAAAAACATCTTGAAGCAAAGTGTCTTTACCTTTATAGGACCTCCAACTATCATCTTTAAGTATAGCGCTTGGATTCTTATAAGCTTTCATTGTTTCCATAAGAGCATTTGCTTCTATATTGGTATTTATAAGTTTATTAATTTCTGAATGTCCATGTTCAGAGAATACGCTTCTATCGACATTAACCCCTAGAGAATGAAACATATCTGCAATTTCATCTCCAGTTAAAGGTTTTTGATAAGTATCAGCATCTGTTGGTCCATTGTAAAATTGATTGCCTTTATTATCTTTGTAAGACATTTTTATCCTTTCTTTAAAATTTTTTGTGTCAAATCCATTAATATATCTTTCTGGGCTATCATCATGTTTAAACTCTGATGGCCATTTTAATTCTCCATCTATTAATTTAGGTGCAACCCCAGCTTTCCAAGCAGAAACATAATCATATTTAGTATCTGGATAGATATTGCTATATGGGTCTACAATATTATATTTTTTTACAAATTCTTCAAAGGTCATTTTTATACTTTCAAACTTCTACGAAACCATCCATACCAAAATTTCATTTGTTTTGGATTGGCTATAACTATCTTTGCGAACTTAAGAGCTCGAAATGCTCGAACTCGTTCAACACTTAAATTTTGTATTGCTTTTATTGTGTTTGGTCCAATCTTACCATCAACATCAATATCGGCACCTTTACCGTTGGCAGTTTCTTGCAATACCTTAATTGCACCACTTATACCAAAATTTACACACATATCAAAATATATTGCTTGCAGCTTCTTCGGAACCTTACTACATCTACCTCTAACCCAATAATCATCCCAATATATATCAATTGCTTCATCTTCTTTTAAATTAAATATATCTACATCAGGATAAGCTCGTTTACTTATACCAAAATTAGTTTCACCACCTTTATCGGTTGAATCATTAACATATCCGCCCTCTTCTTCTAAAGTGTGGTTAACTATTTTAAAAAACTCTTGAGGCCTTTCTTCAGCCATTATGCTTCTCCTTCAACATTCATTTTGCCGTATAATACGGTAGGTTTGTTATTAAGTGTAAATTGAGAGTCACAGTATGGGCACATCCATTCCTCGACCTCATCAAATTCGTTTAATACTCCAATTCTTTTTGAAATCTTGTTATTTAAATATAAATCTCGCTTACAGATGGGACAAATATCCTTATCCCTCTTTTTCTGCGTGTGCGATGAGCTCCTTATTGCCATTTAATGCCTCCAGTTGTTCAGGTGAAAAACCAGCCCATACCGTAAGTTGTTCTGATTTGCTTTCTTGAGTGTCAAATAATCCTGCAATCTTCGTCAGACTCTCTAATGCCCTTAAGCAATCAGACTCTTTGTCCGCAATATCAACAACAGTTTTGTATTTTCCAATAATCCACTCAGGTGTAACACCTTCAGAGGCTAAGACTTCTTGAATTTCTTTTTTAATCATCTTTTGTACGCTTTCTGTCTTCAATAGACTACTTGTTCTACGTTTAATGTATGATTCACTTTTTGCATCGGGGTGTGATTTCTTATAAGCTTCAATAGCATTATCCCCTTTTGCAACATATTGTGCAAATAATTGCTGTTTACCACTAACCTTGTCCGTATCAAATGAATGCTTACCCGAAAATGAATAGATATTATCAGCAATACCCTTTTCCCCTAACATATCAAACTTAGCAGTAATGTCATATGTTCCACATAATGTGCGTATGCACATTTTTTTACCAATTTTAGACTTTCTAAGGATTTGACATACATATCCATCATCGGTCAATACCCATTCTCCCTCATCAGCAAGTCTCCAATCTTCCGCAATAGGGGTATTTTGTACAAATGCTTGAAATTCACCTAGATTATCATACAAATAATGCCTAGTATCCTTAATGTCCTTGAAATCCATGAAATAATATAAGAATAAAATATTATAAATTCCAAATCCCCCCCCTGTTAACAGTTAACAGTTAATATATAATACTATATATATATAATATAGTATATATAATAAAGAAAAAAAGAATATTATAAGAAAAAAAGAAGTTTTACCAAATATTCCAAAAAAAATATTCCAAAAAATTTTCCAAAAAATAATATTAGAATGAGTGTGGCTCTTTTTTTGTCGGCCACCCACCCCGTTGAAATCTCGTTGGGGGGTTCGAATAATGTTGAATTTTTGATTACATTTAAATAAATTGAGCAATTGAAAGAATATATAAGAAAAAGAACAACAACAAAAAGCCCCACTAATTTAAGTGAGGCTTGTTGTTTAATACTCCGTATTTCGCGAGCTTATTATTTAATGAATCCATTATAATACAAACTATTATATAATATTTCTAATTGAATTACATTAAGTTTATATTGTTTCATTATTGATAAGCTTGAGAACATGCCTAAACTTATATGACTATGATATCCGTTTAATAGTTTCATATGATGTTTAATACTCTTAATATCTACTATTAATAGTATATGTTCTAATATATTCATATTACGTTTATGTTCTCTTGTGATACTATTCTCTTGATTGCTATACATATTATTATTATCCTTTATATTGATTACACGATTATTAAACATTATCATTATCTAAATTACTTAATCTACTTATTATTACTTTAATACATTCATTAATAAGTACATCTTTTTTTACTAGATTTTCAATACTATCATCAAGTATTTTTTTATTCATGATATTATCATTTATATCATCTTTTAATGCACTTATTTCTTCTTTAATATCATCTAAATCATATTTTGTCAATAAGTTGTCAACATCACCAATATTATTATAAATAATATCATCAATATCATAACTATCACATTTATCATTTATTTCACTTGATACATCATGTATTTTGTCATCTAAATACTCTAAATCATTACATGATATATATTTAATATTATTATATATTGTTAATAATGCCGATTTTATTTTATTAATGTATTTCATTTGTTTTATTCCTTGTTTTATTATTGTTTATTGTTAAATCCTATACAATATTACATATAATATATTTAATAAACAACATTATTTTAAATATTTTTATTATTTTTGTTGCATTAGGCTTTATATTTTCGTATATTGTGTAGGATTTTTGACATATATATAATACTTGTGAAAGTAAAAGTTTATTAAATCAGTAAAAGTAAACAACAACAAAAAAAGAGGTAAACACAATGAGTTTAAAAGATAAACTAAATATAAAACAAGCAACAAAAACAACAAGTAACAAAAAATCATCAATTGAAGACCAATTGCACAAGCTGATTTATTCGGCTATTGATAAAGCAATTAAAGATGATAAAGAACTAAAAAAGTATTACAATGATAATTTAACAATTGATACTTATGTTCAAGATAAAGACAATGAAGTAAAACTTGTTGAAGTTCGTAATGCACAAGCAATAACAATACCAATTGACAATGTTCAATTAAAAAACGGCGAACAAACACACACAATTGACAAAGCATTAAAAGTTGGTGAAATTCAAGTGTATTTTAAAGGTATTAAAAAGCAAGTTGCTGAATTCGTACCAACACCAAAAAACAACAAGTAACAAATAGTACAACAAAACAACAAGACCCAATCATTTTAATTAATGGTTGGGTTTTTTGTTATATCAAGTTTTTATATCAACTGAAATTATAAAGTAAAAGTAATAGTAAAAGAAAAGGAACAGCGAATGCAATTTGACGAAAACAAATACAAAATAGTAAAGATAAAGGGAAATCACGGCATACAATTTGTTATTACTGAAAAGTATTACAATTGTGAAGGCTGTAATAAAGTAATGGAAAAGGATTTGATGCAATTGCTTACATGGACTGATAAAGATAGCTATCATAGAAGTATGTTGTGTTGCCGTAGCTGTAGACACGAAGCAATTGAAATGTTTAAAGCATCAGAAACAAGATTTGTACAATAATTAAATGAGAGCTTATCAGCCGAGTTATCCTGTAGGTAGTTTATAAATAGAGATAACGGAATCACATACTGAGTATGGGTTTATAAACTATGATAGGCTCTCAGTAAAGTAAAGGGAAAGGAAAGCTGATGAAAAGCAAAGTGATAACAATCAAATATAGTGAAGAGCTACATGACTGCTTTCACTACAGAGTAGAAATATGGAAAGGAAATAAAGTGTTACTTGGTTGGCCAGGAACAGATAGTGAAAGTGACTGTAAGTATGATATAAGTGATATAGCTGATTTATCATTACATGAGTTTCATAGACTATATCAACAGTTAGCTATACATGGACACTTACTTGACTTGGAGAAAACTGTATGCAATCAAAGACCAATGTTTACTGATAATGATTGGAGAATAGCAATAGCAATAGGTAAAACAGAAGAGGAGTAGCTGATGAACATAGATGAGATAACAAAACACATAATGATGATGGATAAGACTGATGACCTACATCACATTACTAGAATTGTAAAGATGAGGCGAGAGGACTTGGCCAGAGATTTAAAGTATGCACTGATGCCAGGAGATAGGATTAAAACTGATAGTAACAGAATACCCACAGGAACAATAGTCAAAGTCAATAGGACTAAGGCTGTTGTTAGGGATGATAACGGACAGCAATGGACTGTACCATTAACAATGATAAGCACAGGAGAATAACAATGCTAACTAATGAAATAAAAAAAGGTATGAGAGTTAGAACAACACAGCTTGGAACACCAGTAACAGGCATAATGATGGATAATCTTAAAGGCAATACAAGGCTGATTGATACCAAAGGCTCAGAAGTAGGATTATTTGATGAAATGGGTTCTGTATATGCTTATGACATAGTAGCAGCTGAAGTTGATGGCGAGTGGGTTAATGTGGAGCATACAGAGAAACAGCTTAAACTAAAAGCATCAGCATCACAACTATGGGGATAGTATGAAGGAAATCCTGATAATCTTGGTCCTAGGGGAAAATACAGAGCAATCTGGAATTACGCAACATGGAGATTTTATCAGGTATGTTGAGAGCCAATAACTGGTCCTGTAAGTCCTGTTTGAGGGAGAGTAACGAGGATAGAGAGAACTTAGGTTCTGTGAGGGAATGGTGCAAATCCATCGTGTAAAACAGGCAAAGGAATATGTGAGGCTCTCAGCACAAATTTTAAACAAGGAGATGTAATGGATATAAATAAAGTAGGACTGTATAAACTAGCACAGTGGTCATATGATGTTGATTACTGGCAATTTGTTAAGGACATGGGATTTAAAGATTTTACAGAAAGTTACTGTACGGAGAAATTTCTGATGATGCAAAGAAACTTCACAGGATGGGTTGGCACTCTATCAGAGAAATATTTAGAGAACTTAGCAGAGGCAATAAATGACAAGGAGTGAAAATGAACATAACTAAACAGCAATGGGAAGCATTTAAACTTACCCAGAAGCTTGCAAAAAGAATGATGTATGATATATTCTCACCAGAAGCAGTAAGAGATAGTGGTCTGGACAAGGATACATACATGTACATAATCAATCATAAAGCTGAATTGCACGAGCAATATGACAAAGGAGATACTGATGAGTGAAAATAAAACATTTGTACTTAAGCCAATAGAAGTAACAGATGACCATTTGGATAGCATACTGGTTGGCTGCTTTGAAGGTGGTAGTAATTACTGGATAAATGAAATAAAAGTAGCTGAAGATGATTACAAAGGTAAGAAGTATGCATCTGAGTGTGTAGCAGCAGGTGGAGAGCTATGGATATATCCTGACGGTGATGGCAAACGCTTACTAACAAAGCAACGTCTTATCAGTGGATTACAGACATATCTTAATGAGAGCGATTATAAGAATTGGCCAGATGGTGGTGATGCACAGACAGATGATTTAATATTACAATATGCACTGTTTGGGGAGGTTGTTTATGGATAAAATAGACAAAGCAAGTATGTACACTTATTTAACCTCAGATGAGGAAGCTGTAGAAATACTTGTAGATATGTTCAATGGAGATTATAAGGCTGAACAATTTAAGAATGATGTCATGGCTCACTTTGAGCCTGATGATAGAGGTGATATAAATAGATAACAATAACGAAAGGAGTCAGTATGGGATTTGACTTATATGGGATGAACCCAAAGATAAATAAAGAACAGGAGAAGTATTCTGTGTATAATAAATACAAGGATATGGATTTTAAACAGAAATGGCAAGAGCTTGATGCTGATGAGGAACTTCAAAAGCAATACTGGAAAGAACATACAGATTATGAAGAGAATAATCCAGGCGTTTACTTTAGAAACAATTGTTGGTGGTGGCGACCATTGTGGCAGTTCGTATGTGAACGATTGGACGATGTGTTAACTGATGAAGATATGGAACATGGAAACTACAATGATGGACATGAGATAACAGCAGATAAGGCTATGCAAATAGGTATTGACTTAACCTGTATGCTTGAAGATGGTAGGATAGAAGCTTACAATGATAGATACAAAGCAGAACTCGATGCAATGCCACAGGTGACTTGTACAGTCTGTAATGGTAACAACCATGGTAACCGCAAAAAGAAAGATTGTAAAGCTTGTAATCAAACAGGATTAGTAGATGATTGGGCATGTTCATATCCATTTGATGTGGAAAATGTAAGAGCATTTGCTAACTTCTGCTTAGAAAGTGGAGGATTTACAATATGCTAGATTCAGCAATAATCACTTTAACAGTTTGGCTGTTATTATTCTTTATAGGATATATGATAGTTGGAATAATTGCATATTTTGTACTGTGCACAGTTGAATGGTGCCAGGAAATAAAAAAAGGAGATAAAAAATGATTGATTTATTATTTTTAATATTTGCAATATTTGTTGCAGTTGCTATTTACGACAAATGGAGGTCTGTTTAATGAACCATATGTTGGAAGATAAAATCAAAAGACTGAATGAAAAATGTTTAGAACTGGAGGAGAGAGTAACTTTCCTTGAAGCTACAATATATAAATTCAGATTAACACTTGAACCTGGAAAAGTTAAAGCAGATGATATTGAAGAGTTCTGCGATTTAGTAGATGATTACTTTAATTCAATGGAGGCAATAAAAGGTGGAAATAAAATTGGACTTGCTTAAGTGGTCTAAGATGTCAGGCAAACTTGAGGGTTTACCTGCTCTTAATACAGACACCACTACAAATAAATTCTGTATAGAACGTAGTAAAGATAAAGATTCAATATGTAATTCCTGTTATTCTTGGAATATGTTGACCACTTTTAGAAAGTCTGCTGTTCCGAGATTTCGTGAGAATAGCAGAATCATTTCTGATAGAGTGCTGGACAACAATGAATTACCTAGACCAATGAGTACAGTAGCTAGATTTAATGGGCATGGTGAATTAATTAATAAAAATCACCTCCAAAACATAGTGAATTTCGCATTATTTTATCCTAAGGTAACCTTTACCCTTTGGACAAAAAAAGAAGCCGTAATTAGAGCATTTTTTAATAAGCACAAAAAACCACAGAATTTAATACTGATATACAGTAATGATAAAGTGGACTGTATTTATAAGAAAGTGCCAAAACATTTTGATAAAGTATTTAATGTAGTCAGCAAGAAAAATGATTATGTTAACTGTGAAGGCAAATGTATCGACTGCCTGAAATGTTACGATACAAAAGATAAATCTCAACAGATTGTTGAGGTTATTAAATAATAATATAAGGAGTAGTAAAATGAAAAATAATAATGTAGTGAATCACGTCCTTCAGACCAATGTTCACACAATGTTCAAACGACAAAAAGGTAACAGGCCTATAAATAAGAATCACCTAAACAGATTAACTCTGTCTATGAAGGATAATTATCTATTCAGTCCAATACTTGTTAACGAAAAGATGGAAGTGATTGATGGTCAGCATAGACTCCAAGCTCAAACAGAGCTAAATCTTCCTGTTTCATATATTGTAGTTGATGGATATGGTGTTGAAGAAACTAGGATACTGAATCAAAACACTAATAACTGGACAGCTAACAATTTTATGGAAGCATTTTGTGATTTAAGAATGAAAGAATATCTTAAATACAAGGACTTTCAGAAAAAATACAAGTTCAATCATCAGTGTACTATGAGCTTGCTTGTTGGCAGCACAACATCTCAAGGTGGCGGTGTATATGGATTGTTTAAATCAGGATTGTTTAAAATAACACATTTAAAACAAGCGACCGAGATAGCGGATTCAGTCGTTGCAATAGGTGAGTATTATGCTGGGTATAAGAGAAGAAGCTTTATATCTGCCATACAAAAAGCAATGTCAGTTCCAGAATATAATCATTCATACTTTTTAAAGAAGTTAAAGTCTCAAAGAACAAAAATGACTGATTGTACAACTTGGAAACAGTACTTGACACTAATGGAGGAAATATACAATTACAGAACACCGAAAGACAAAAGAGTTAGATTGTATATATAATAATAAACTGATATGGGGTGGACAAATGTTCACCCTGTGTCTTAAAAAGGAGAAATATAATGAGTAAAGACTATGTATGGAATAATGAAAAGTTAGCTGATATACTTATGACATTAGCTGCAATACCTAATGTTGATGAGTTGCAGGATGAGATACTTAAAGGATTTGCTGATGAATTACGCAAATACGATTCATTGGTTACGGATTTAGCTAATGAACTAGAAAAAGCACTTAATGAAAATGAAATGCTAAAAGGTAGAATACTTGACTTAGCAGGAAGGATAAAATAATGCATAGATGTAGTCAATGTGGACAAGAGTTAACAGAAACTTATTGGCATTGTTATTACGCTGGTGATGATGATGAAAATAGGGTCTGTGGAGAAGGTAGTTGCTGGGCTGATTGGATACAATGGAACATGGAAGAAGTTCAAATAGAAAAGGAGAATGACAATGACTGATGCATTATATAACTTACTGTATATAATAGACATACTTATATCTGCTATATTTCGAATAGGGATACTGTATTTAATCTACAGCTACATAGAGGTTAGAAAAATAAAACAATAATTAATAAAAATAATATTTGGTATATATAAAATTATTTAATAAATTTATATATCATATATTAGTTATATAAGGAGAGTATACTATATGAGTAAAGAACATACGACATTTTTAGTTAAAAATATTCCAACTGATTTATGGAAAAAATTAAAAATGAGAAACATATCAGAAAATGATGAGAATATTAACGACATAATGTTAAAACTTATAAACAGTTATGTTAAAAAAGGAGTGAATGCGTGAGGTCAGCATTCGACCCTGTTGGGCTTGAAGAACACTATTTAAACTATATAGATAAAAAGAATGAAGAAAACTATCAGAATAGATATGTTGGTAATGAAGGTTATTACCATGCTAGCGGTGCAGGTTTTTGTTCAAGGAAGCTGTATTATCAATCAGTTGAAAGAGCAAAACCTACAAATGAAACGGCTAAGGTTGGTAAGTTCAGAATGAGATTTGGTTCAATATTTCATGATGACTTTCAGGATGCACTTGTTAACAGTTATTATATATATAATAATATAGATAATAATATTATAGATAATATTAAAGAAAAAGAATATTATAAGAAAAAGAAAGTAAAATTTCATGTTGAACAAGAAATAGTAATACCTGAGTTAAATGTCAGAGGTTTTTATGATATTGTTGCACAGCAAGAAGAGGATGGTGAAGAGAAGATTTATTTGTATGACTTAAAAACCATTGCATCATTTGCCTGGTCTAAATCATTCGGCAATAACATAACTAATGACCATGAAAATTATAAGCTGCAATTAGGAACATATGGAATAGCAGTTCAAGAGCAATTTGGAAGACTTGACGGTATGTATCTGTATTTTTACAACAAAGATACATCCGCAATGAAGAACGTGTTTGTTCATAGTAACTACATTAACTTAGCTAGGAACTACTGGAGAAACATAATAAAAGAGCATGAGAAGGGTGTCCCTCAATTTATGTTGGGTGTGTCACCTGTAGAAAAATGGGCATGTGGATATTGTGAGTTTAAAGACCATTGTAATCCACCTGACTACAAAAACAAAGCGAGGTAAATAAATGGCACAAAGTAAAAGCAAAGAGCATTACTTTAAAATACTGAGGAAGCATGATTTAGCTGAATTGATAGCAAAGAAAGGACAATTCAATTACTTGAGTTGGGCAGATGCGGTTGACATATTACGACAACTAAAGCCTGAATCAACTTGGAGGGTAATTAAAGATGAGCAAACGGGTTGGCCTTACACTATATCTGATGCAGGTTGTTTCGTTGAGGTCGAAGTAACAGTTGATGATATTCCGTTATCACAGATACATCCTATCCTTGATAATCGTAATCAAACAATAGAGAAACCTAATGCGTTTCAAGTAAATACTAGCATACAGAGATGTTTAGCAAAAGCTATTGCATTGCATGGCTTAGGCTTATATCTGTATCGTGGTGAAGATTTACCTGATGCTGACGGTTTAACTAAAGAACAAAGTGATGAGCTTACTAAGATACTATCTAAGATTGATGATAGTGAGTTAGTAGGTGACATTAATAATAAAGTAGCAGGCGGTAAGATTAATAGTAGAAACTACGAAGCCTGCAAGAACAAGTTAACAACAATGATAGGAGCATAAGATGGCAAAAGCTGAAGAATTATTTGGTGATGAAATATTATTCATTCCAGATGAAAAGAAAAAAATAAGTATCAATAAAGATGACTGGAAGAGACCTTTAACTGAAGGTGAATATTTAGGACATTTAAAAGACATTACAACTAGAGAAGTATCTTTTAAAGGTTATAAAGCAACTGTTTATAATTACTTCTTTGAAGTAGCTAAGGAAAACGGAATAAAGTCTTATACTTTCAAAGATGAAGAATATAGTGGTTCTGAATATGTAGGAAGAACTATAAAGGGCTCAGGAGTATTTAAATTTTTAACACCGAAGGAAGGTGATGACTTTGAGGCTAATCCATCAGGAAACGATAAGTACTTATTGTTTTGCAAGTCTATCGGTATTCCAGTTAAGCAAGAAGAACGTGAAATAGATGGTAAAAAAATTAAAGTTGAAATAATGCCTAGTCTTTCTGAAGAAGATATTGTTGGGAAGCCTGCTATTGGTGTAGTTGGAAGAGGAAAGCCATATACTAATAAAAATGGAAAAGAAATCAAGCCTTGGTATGTTAAGTTTGTGAAATCTTGGGACGAAGGTGAAATTAAAGACTTTACTGAGGAGATACCGTTCTAATGAAAATAACAAAGTTCAAGTCTAAAGTAATAAGAGGAGCTAACAGTTATTTTCGAATTAAACCAACAACGTTGGCTAGATGGATGAAAGTATCTTTAGCAACTATATATAGACATATGGGTAAGTAAATTGTTGCCCTTTCAGTTGCATATCCTAGACCAGACAAGAGATGACAAAACTCTTGCCACTATATTGCCTGGCTGGAAGTTGCAGGAGTATGTACGCTTCAGTAGTCCGCAAGACACTATGGTTATAGCTATCCAAATAGCTGCATACAGAATAAAAACTTCATTGACTGGAAGGGCACAATAATTTAAAAAGGAATAATTATGGATTATGTAGTTAGTATTGGAGTATTTAACATAGTGTGTTATGTAACCTTGTTTGTTTTAGGAATAGCACTTATAATAGCACTTAAAAAAGAAGGAGATAGGTAATGGGTAGAGCAATTGATATGGAAAAAGATATTGATAAACTGAAGTTGCAAGTCGATAGGATTGATGCAGCTTTAGCGAAAGTTATTGATGTTATAGATTCCATGGAAGATAAAGGTCAGAGAACAACTCATATTGATTTAGTTGAAGATGTTAACGAAGAAACTAATGAAGTAATTGAGGATATTGAAGAAAAGCCAAAAGGTAAAAAGTCAAATGAAAAAGCAAAACGAAGCAAGAAAGACTAAATACAATAGGATTTATGATGATACTAGGCCAACTGCGTCAAGGCAACAGGAAGCAATTGAAAATATTCCTGAGCATTGTTGGTGGCTAAAACAGTACCTTAGAGGTGTATACTTTACAAGAGGTGCAAAATAATTCAGTGGGGGCAGGTTGTTTATTGTTTACATCTTTATCCCTTATTCCTGCTCCCATATGAATAAAAGGAGAATAAATTGACAAGGAAAAAACCTACGAAAAAAGAAATTGAAACAGTAATATCTAAGCTTATAAGCCACGTTCAAATGTTGGATGAAAAATTGAATGCACTTGATAGTGTATTTGGCTTATATTTAGAATGGAAAAAAGAAACAGATAAGTTCAATAAGTTTGTAGAAAAAAAAGTTAAGAAGCACCAGAAAGAAAACGAACCAGGAGAAACGAAGTGAAAATAACAGAAGTGATAAAAGGTTTTCTTAGAGAACGAGGTTGGGGATTGTACGATAAGCAAGACCCACTCCAGAAACTTCCAGTAAGCGGAGAGACTCCATTGTTTAAAGTGAATGAAGTTGAACTGAAATATCTTTTAAGGAAGATAGAAGAAACTATGGAAGAGGAAAAATGGAAGAACTCGAACTCGGATGGAAATCATCAGAACACATCACAGATTGGCTAGTATCATTTTATAGGGAGAGAATGTTATATTTTATGAATAATATTGGAAAGCGAACTGAATATAATACAGTAATAACTCCACGATTATTAATGGTAACTATGAAAAGATACGGTCAATTATTAGAGGAGAAACATGATATTGATAGGAGACTGTCTTAGTAAGTTAAAAGAAGTCCCTAACGAATCTGTTCAGACATGCGTAACATCCCCGCCGTATTGGGGATTGAGAGATTATGACGATAGTGGTCAACTAGGACAAGAAGACCACCCAGAACAATTCGTCTCAAAACTTACTGAGATATTTGAAGAAGTTAGAAGAGTTTTAAAGGAGGATGGTACACTATGGTTGAATATTGGAGACACTTATTTTGGAGCAAAAGGTGGCCATTGGGATGGTGGCAATTCAATAACTAATAGTGATACAGGTGAGAAATACAGGGAGCATAGGAAGGCTCCACCAAAGCATGAGTATCTTAAGACAAAAGACTTAGCTGGTGTTCCCTGGATGTTGGCTCTTTCAATGCAAAAGAAGGGCTGGTACTTAAGGCAAGATATTATATGGGCAAAACCAAACCCAATGCCTGAAGCGGTTAATGATAGGTGTGCTAAGTCTCATGAGCACATCTTTTTATTTTCTAAGAAGAAAAAGTATTATTTTAATGCTGATATATTAAGAGACAGAATTACTGATGCTAGGATGAGAGATGTATGGACTATAAATACATCATCATTTAGTGGAGCACATTTTGCGGTATTTCCTGAGGCTATTCCTGAGAGATGTATCAAAGCAGGTAGTAAAGAGGGAGACACAGTTCTTGACCCATTCATGGGAAGTGGGACAACTGCTTATGTTGCTCAAAGACTTAGTAGGAAATGGATTGGGATTGAGCTTAATCCAGAGTATGCTAAAATAATTGAACAGAAGACATCTCAAGGAGAGTTATTTTAATGGAACCTGAATACGGCAATGGACATAATAGGATATATGAAGAATCTATTGAAGATAAAGTGAATCATCCTAAGCATTATACTAATGGAGATATTGAGCCTATAGACTATATTAACGGCAATAATATGGACTATTTAGAGGGCAATATAATTAAATATATCTCAAGGTATAAATATAAAAATGGAGTAGAAGATTTAGAGAAAGCAAGATTTTATTTAAACATGCTGATTGAAAGAGAGGTTAAATGAAGCCAAAATCAATCAGAAGAGAAGCAATGATATCAGATACTACGTTGCAGTCTAAAAAGATGAGTTTAGAAACTCCTATAGGGACTATTGAGAGTGACTCTGGGAATCATTATTTAGATATATTCTCAATCACTCTTGTAATTGGAATGTTATATGTTGGAAAAAAATTAGTTGATAAGTATATAAAATAAGGAGATAAAATGGAGTCAAAAGAGATTGACCATCAGTTGGAAGATGCTCTACTCGGCTCTATTATACACAATCCTGACGAATACGAAAATGTCGCAAAGTATATTCATACGGATGAAATTTTTCATCAAGCACGAGCAAGAAGGCTTTGGAACATTATCACAGGATTACGGAACAGTAAAGTAACAATTGATTTAATATCGGTAACTGATGGTTTATCACCTCAAGACAATAAGAAAGGTGTGGACGCAGTTTATATAGTTGATTGTAGTGCATTGGGCAACGGTAAGTGTTTAGATAAGCTAGATACTTATAGTAAGAGATTGTATGAAAAATATCTGTTACGGCGTATAGTAGGTCAAACTAGAGAGATTGAGAAAAAAGCAATAGAGAGTAACGAAAGTGTTTATGATACAATAGTATCAGCACATACGGACCTTGGAGAACTTATAGCATTAAGGCCAGGGGATAAGTTTGATATTGATAAAGAACTTATTGATGCTATTAATTCTATAACGAATAAAGAGACCAAGTTAATGAAAACAGGATACGGAAGTATCGATAAGTTTTCAGGTGGATTAACAAGAGGTGAGATAACCATAGTTGGAGGTAGGCCTGGACATGGTAAAACAACATTCTTAATCAACCTCCTCAGTCAAATGATACATAGTGGCTTAAAGGTAATTCTATTTAATAGAGAGTTGCCTAATAGCGAGATGATTAAAAAGCTTATTACTTTAGAGTCTGGAAAATTATCTTACGGGATGGTTCGTAAAGGTGTCTATGAAGAGGCTGAGATAGAAGAATTGGAAAGAGTTAAGCTAAAAATAGCACAACTATATAGTTCTGATAATTTTTTAATGTTTGATAATATTAGGGACTTTGCAAGGTCTTCTACAGAAGTAGCTAAGTTTAAACCTGATATTGTTATGGACGACTATATTCAATTAGTGCAACCAACAGGAAGCTTTGATTCAAGAAGATTACAAATAGAACAATTAGTAAATGATTATAAATGGTTAGCTAAAGAGAATGATTGTGCAGTAGTTTTAGCCTCACAATTAAATCGTAGTGTAGAGTATAGAGATGATGGTGAGCCACGTTTATCTGACCTAGCTGAGAGTGGTGCAATTGAACAAGTAGCAGAGAATGTATTCTTTGTTTATTATGAACATAAAGTTAATCCTAAAAAGGATAAGAATATAATAAGACTTAAAGCATCAAAGGTTAGGTATGGAGAATCAGGTTCATCTGATTTAGGCTACGATGGAGACAAAGTTAAAATATACAATTCATTTGAAGAATATGAAAGTCCAGAGGTAAAAGTTTATGAGCAAGACGAATTACCATTCTAAAGTAATAGGTATTGACCCAGGAAAAAGCGGTGGAATATCTGTTATTGAAGATGGAGAGGTGAAGGCATATAAATGTCCTAAAACAGTTGAAGATATGGCGGTGTTATTCTCATTAATATGTGGAGATACACCAAGGTCTGAAATATATGCGGTTATGGAGAGAGTTTGGGCACGTCCAAATAATGCTAGTAGTCGGGCATTTGCGTATGGGGTAAATTATGGTTCTTGGCTAGGCGTAATGGCTAGCAATGAAGTTGATTGCAAACCAGTATTACCTTTAACGTGGATGCAGCATTTTGGCTGCCCAAAAGCATTGAAGAAACAAAACAGAAAACGATGGCTTAAAGATAAAGCGAAGGAATTATGTCCTTATATAAAAAGAGTTACACTAATAACAGCTGATTCAATATTGATAGCAAAATATGCAGAAGAAACTCTTAAAACAAGTAATTAAAATACTTGGGCCATGTAACATAGAAGAAAGGGGTAGATGGGTGCCACTAAGTGAAGATTATATAAATAATAAATTTGACCTTGATTTAGACTTTGGTAAGGTAGGTGAAAAATACATCGAACAAGTCTTTGAAGGTGATGGACGGATAGAAGTTAAGACTGAACGTGATATATGGGCAACAACGGGCAATATTGCAATCGAGGTTAGGTGTCGTGGAAAACTCTCAGGCATATCAACAACAGATGCACGAACTTGGATACAATTATTGTCAATTGATAATGTTATTAAAGGTGGATTTATTATGCCTGTTAAACAACTAAAAGCACGTATAAAAGAGTTGCATGAAAGTGGTGATGCTAGGCTTGTAATGGGTGGAGATGATGATGCAAGTCAGATGGTATTAATACCAATTAACAAGGTGTTTAAAGATTAAACCCGCCTTCTTTTGCCAGAGATTTAAGATTTAACTTACGTAGATTGTAATGAAAAGCTCCGCCTTTAAGTCTTGCCATTTTCTTTTTATATTCATCTTCTAATTCAAGCAATCTTCTTTCAAGCTCTCTACCGCTATCAGTTCCTTTTACGTTTTTAGCAGTTCTTCCCGCCACCCAATCTCTAAATGACATTTTTTTAAGCTTAGTTACATCTTCTTGTTTTGCTGTAATATAAGCTGGATTAGGATTAAGATTCTTCATCATTGTTTTAAGCTTAGTGTCAGCTTTCTTAAGAGCATGTTCTGGGGATTTAATTCGCTCAACAAGACCTTTTCTTGGAGTATCAGCGTATCCTCTTTTCATATAATCTGAAGCAAGAGCATACCGTAATACCATATATGTTTTTACAAATTCTTCATCTGTTCCAAGATTAAAAGCGTTTCGTAAATCTATTTTATATTTAGTTAACTCATTCCCTTCAAATGTTGCTGATGGCTCTTTTAAAACGTCTTGCTCGTAATCTCTGTATAGCGCTTTCATCCTTAACATATCTCTATTGTAAGGGTTATTTCTTTTTTCTACAACTTTCATTGCTGTATTATAGATAGCAAATGTTTTTCTTAAATAAGTATCTCCTGCTTGACCTCTTCCAAGAACTCTTTTCTTTCCTTCTTTAACACTATCAAATGCAAGATACATTGATGCAAGATTATCAAATATAGCAGGTTGAAATGAGTTATTTATTGAAGAATCATATGGACTTAAGTACTCAGAGAATAACCCTAGAAACTCGCCTTTCCACATTGTTGTCAGAATTTTCTTCCATCGAGGGTCATTTTCTTTAGGCATAGGCTGCCCTAGTAAGTGCCAGTAAGCACCCATAAGAGCAGAACCGCCAACATAAGTTGCAGCAGTTCCAACTAGAATTTTTGAAAAATCACGGCTTTTCCATGCTCTCCTTACGTTTTCAGCGGTATTTACTGTCGCTGCATAGGCCATTCTTTTATATAAGGTTAATGGTCTTATATATTGACCTGATGCAAACTTAGGCATAAATATTTCAGCTGAAGAGCCTTGAGTTTTTACATGAGCCATTGTATCCATTTTTTGGAAAGCATTTTGAAGTTCTCTTTTTTCAATTAGAAAGTCTCTATTACTTTTAAAGTTTTCTCTTAATACATTATCTGTATTGAATCCATATTTTTTAACCAACTTAACTTGCTCAGGAGTAAGTTCATAAAAATCTTTTAATCTTTCATAAGCTCTATCGTATTGCTTTGTTCCTTTTTTGAAATCTTTTATGTTCTGAAACATTCTTCTTTGGTCATATTTAGATGCTAAAATAGCTAGATTTCTATTGAACTTCTCAGTTGGTTTCATTAATCCCGTTCTAAAAAATGTTTTATCAAAAATCTCAGTAACTTGCCCTTCGGAAAAGTGTTGCATACCTAATGATTCATGACCACGTTTAGTTGTCAATCTTGATTCGCCTCTAAGAATATCAGCAAAACTTCTTCCCATATCTTGTAATTTAAATGCATATCCAGTACCAACAGTACCCGTAATAATATTTTTGAATCCACTTGTAGGTGCTGACAATCCAACCTTTGCTAATACATTTGCGCCAATCTGCACGGCTCCTGTCATAACTTCAAAAGGATTGCTTTCTCCAACTCCAATTCTCATATTAACAACTTCTTTAACCCAATCTGCAGAAGCAGAGTCTTTAAGCCTTAGACTTCCAAGAAGTTCTTTAGCTCCAGTCTTTTTAAATCCTTTTATCTTTGCAAAGTCTGGGGCAAATTCCATGGTGGCTAAAAATTTAGACATGCCAATTGCATATCGTTTTGTTGTTGCATCAAAAGTAGTTTCGTATGTTCTTATTAGCTTGCCTGTATTTGGGTCTTTAAGAAACTCAGGTAACTTAGCGCCTCTTGTCATTAATGATTTGGAAGATATTTTATCAAGAGAAAAGTTTGATGCGTCATGGATTGATTCAAGAGCTAAACTTCTAGCTTCAGGCATAACTTCTCCAAGCTCTTTATTTGTTGGAGTTTCAGTTTTAAATCTTTCCTTTGCAAGTTTTTTAGCCTCAATCATTGCATTTACATCCACAATATCTCTTATTGCTTTTGAGTTTAAATCAACAAGTTGCTTGAAATCTTTTGTAACTTGACGAGTTAAGAATATTCCATCTCTTATCCATTTAATATTCCCTTGTTTCATAAATCTTTCGTACTGAGCTTCATTCATATTCTTTTGAAGCATCAAATCCATCATCTCTTCAAAATATTTCATGCTCTTAACATGTCTTTCAACAACACGTCCTTCAGGAGTCTTATAGTTAATATATTTCTTTAAGTTGCCACCAATAAGCTTTCCATCTTTGTTCTTTAAATTAAAAAATTCAGGCTTAAATGCTTTTCTAAAGAAGGCTTCAGCGTTATTTATCTCTTTAATATATTTCTTGCCTTTACTACCTTTAAATAATTCCTTGTTATTTTTAAGAAAATCAATATTTTCAAGTATTCTTTGACCTTTGTGGTCTATTGACCAAAGAACATCCTTAATTTTATTGTATTTCCTAACTCCAATTCCAGGAACATCTACTGTTTGCCCACCTTTTAATTTATTACCATTGCTATCAATATTACTTTTCCATCCCCTTTGAATCTCATTTATCATTAAATCATGAGTTATTCCAAGATGACCAGCTTCAGCGGAAAAATGGTCTTTTAGCATTTTCGCCAAAGGTTTTAAGCCCGATGCTTCAAGCACTTTGTAAACAGGATATATAGCTCTTGGTATCTCAGTTTTTAATTTATTTAAATCACTCTTATATGCTTTGTCACCTTTTTGATTCATGATTCTTACAGCATTTAACTCATCTACCCAAGGCATTCCACTTGACTCTTTTTCATTTATCGTATGAAGAAGTTCTTTATATTTTTTAATTTCTTTTAAAGACGTATTCCATATATCTCCATTCTTAACACCCCATGACTCAAGCAATTGTTTTTGTTTAGCATCTGTAAAGTTTTTATTAACTCTCATTGAATCAACAGTTTTAAGCTCTTTAAACCATTTTGTTTTACTTTCAATCCTTTTTATCTTTGATGGATTCATTCTATTTAGTTCTGATTCAAATTTCTTTAATTTTTCATAATATTCTCTTGGGGATAAATCTAATTGTTCTTGGATTAACTTTTTATTTTTTCCAGTACTCTCAAGGCCAGGGAAATTTTCAATACCCATTCGCTCTTGAATAAATTCTTTTATAATATTTTTACCTGATGTTGATTCAACTCCACCTTCTTTCATCATTTTATTAAACTGTCTTAACAATCCTTTTCTTGTAGCATCAGCTTGTTCTCTTTCAAGACCTAAGTTTTTGACAGTTTCAACTTGGTCAAGTTTTCGTTGCTTAACGCCTTCACCAAACTTAACTCCTTCAGTCGTAAATCCTTTTCTAACTTTCCCAGCAAGTACTCTTGATATATCTTTGAAGTTTCCTTGACCAAAAGCTACCTTCATTTGAGATACTAATTGTTTAACAAATTGTTTTATTTTAGGGAGTACGCCTTTAGAGAATTGTATTTTTGATGCCTTTCCTCCAACAACATCAGCTAAAAACTCTTCCATGTCTCTATTAGGATTCTTCTTTTTCCACTCTTTATATTCTTTTGAGGTTTTTCCTAGCTTTTCACCACGTTGAATAAGCTTTGATAGTTTTTTATTGCCTGTAGCATTAGCGAAAGCTTTTAATCTATGTAAATTTTCATGATAAAAATCAGAAGGTTGCCATTCGCCTCTTTTAAGCTTAATCTCGCCTTCAGCAAATTCGCCCATAACATCTTTATCAAGGCCAGCTTCTTTTAATTCTTTCTCAGTTAATTTATTTTTCTTAGCAACATCTTTAAGGAATTTTGAACGAGCTACTTCGACATCTTTACCTTTAAATACAGTTTCCCCTTTAGGTCTAGCTGTTATTGCTCTTTGTTTAACTCTTTCAGGTTTGATATAAATTATATCTTTTGAGGTAGGAGGAATAACATCTTGAGGTCTAGGAGAAGTTTCAAGCATAAATCTCATCAATGCCTCTTTTGTATTTTGATTTATACTTTTATTTCCTATTTTAATATCGCCTTTATTATCAGCCAACATTTTGGAAAGACCTTTTCGTAACTGCTCAATGGTTAATCCACCCTCTTTATATCTCCCAGTATATTCGCTTGGTAGCTTTGACGTTCCTTCAATTAGATTTATAAATTCATCCCTAAGCTTTGTAAATTCTTTATCGAGTTTTACATCTTTAATATAAGCACGTTGTTCTTTAGTACCCTTTGCTTGTTTGTGAGCTAAGCCAACAGCGTCAATAATAGCCCATTCATTACTTTTAACACCATATTTTGTTGCTACATATTGAGACAAAGCGCTTCTTAAATCTTTTGGAGTGGCATCTCCTCCGTAATATTTTTTAACATACTGTTTTAAATTTGAGCCTAAAAGAGATAATCCATCAATGCTTCTGAAAATTACATTAACCTCATTTGATTTTGGTAAAATTGAAGATATAAGATTTTTAAGTTTGGTAGAAATAGGTATTCCTTTTTCTCCATATGTTTTTGATTGAATATATTTAATTCTTGATTCTTTTAAGCTAATGTCTTCAGTTCTTAAACCTTGTTGAGGTTTTTCAGGTATTTTTGTTCCAAGATTTGTTATCTCTTCAAGGTTTCCTTTTAATTGCCCATCTTTTATTAAACCTTTATTATTTAATCTTTTATAAAATATTGCTAGTCCATGCTTACTTCCTGGATTTTGAGTTACAAAAGAAGTAACATCTTCCCATGTTGCATCTCTTAAAGATTTACCTTTCTTGCTTAAGGATTTTGCAAAATTATTATAAACATCAATATATCCTATATCGGTTTTAGGCTCTACAAGAGCTCCTGTTTTTGCCCTTCCTCCTTTTTTAGCTTTTCTTTCAGGGAAAAAATTCAAAGCAATATCATTTATATCATAATAGCTTTCATTTATTTTAGAAGCATCATCATATTTGAATTTTATTTTATCTTTATCAAGTTTATTTGCTATCTGAATAGCTTTATCTTCAATTGGCTCTTGGCCAGATTTTCCTTTATATTTTTCAATAGTTTCGTCAGGCGTTTTAATCTTTTCAAAAATAACTTCAGAAGTCTTTTCTCCGAGACCTTTGCCATATTCTCTTAATTTTGATTCATTTAAAACTTTTTCTTTACCTAAAGTGGTTGACCTTTCAAAAGTAAATTCATTTCTTATTTCTTCAAAACTTCTACCGCTCAAGTCAGAAACTTTCCTTATAAGTTCATTTCCGAATAATTTATCAAAATCAGTAGTTTTTTTAGAAACGCCAACTACGTCTTCAGTAGGAGCTTTTTTGTCAAATTTTTGTTTTGTAAATACTTTATTATATATCTCGCTTCTTAATACAGCATTCTTAATTTGACCGTCAATAATACCTTCAATCATTTTTCTTTGGGTATTATCAGCTTTCCCACCAACTTGCTCTTTGTACATTTCAAGAGCAACATTATAGTCTTTGCCTTTAAGTTTTTCATAGAAATCAACTTTCCATGCATTTAATGATGCTTCAAGTTCACCCCACTCACCACGTTCTTTTTCAGTTAATTTATTAAGGTCAATTTCACCATCTTTATTAGTAGCTTTTTCATCTAGTTTTCTAAGTCTTTTTATCTTCTTTTTAACTGCACTCTTTTCTTGGCCACCATAATATTTTTCAGCTTCAATCTCTGTAAGTCTATCTAAAACTTCTTTTGGAGTTTTCTCTCCAAGACTTTCCTGTACCTTCTCTAAACTTTCTTGCTCTAAAGATGACTCCTTTGGATTTGAACCTCTTTTTAAATTATCATATACCCCAGCGTCAGTATATAATTTTTTCCTAGCTGCATAATATCTATCTACATCATTAGTCCAATCATTTTTAAATACTCCTTTATACACCTTTGAGCCTGCTCTCATACCACCAATTATAGCAGCATTGCTAAATGACTTTCTCCACCACTCATCCATATTTGCTATTTCACCAGTAGCTATAGCTTCTTCAAATGTTTGACCAGCTGTAAATGCTTGAGACTCAGCAACAACTTGACCTACAGGGCTATTTAATATTTTCTTAGCAGCAATCGATGATGGAACTCTTATTCCTCTTGCTTTTAATTTCTCAGCAGTTTTTGATGCTTTAGCAAACTTCCTTGCCATAGGAGCTTTAACAATTCCACCTAATGCCCCAAGAGCAGCTCCATGTCCAAAATCACTTGCAACACCTTTCATTACTTCTAAATGGTCAAAGTCATCTCTACGACCTTCTGTTATATCAACATGTTGCTGTCCATATCTTTGTATAGTTCCAGCAGCACCACTATATGTACCAAGACCAAATGCACCCTCTAATCCACCTTTTTTCATCATCCATGAAGCAGCAGCTTTATCCCTAGCTTTTCCAATTGAAAATTTCTTAACTCCTTCTTTTGCTCCTTCATAAAATAATTTTTCTGCTGCTTTAGCTCCAAGTCTTTGGCCAACACCTCCAGTACCTACGAATAATCCCATTTCTAAAGGGTTTGTCATTCCAAGAAAGAATCCTGCTGCATCTTGCCACCATTCATTGGGAACATCTTCTACTTGATATTTTTCTTTTCCATATAACATTTTATACGCACTACCAGATAATGAATTATTATAAGCCCTTTTAGCCCAATCATAATCATCAGCTAAAGCTTCATTTGCGTTCCATAATAATAGGTTGGAGATTGCACTAGGAGAATCGTCAATATCTTCTTGTTGAGTAGCTGCGGGTGATTGATTGTCAGGTTGCCCATAATCACCCCAATCATAATTAGGATACTTTCTACTTAAAAATCCTATTATTTCATCATCTGTTTTTTGCCCAAAAACATCAGGGAAATTTTTTCTCATTTTTTCAGTAGTTGATAAAATATTAACTTTTGCCATTTATTTATTTTGCCTTCTTTTAGTTTCCTCGTCTATCCACCATTGTCTTCTGCTTGAACCTACCACTTTTCCTCTTCTTTTATATGGTTTATCTGATTCCCACTGCTCAGGACTCCATACGCCCATAGCCCATTCACCTTTATCCATCTTAGCCAATTCTCCTTCCAATTGATTGGCTGTTTGCCAAGATTGATTTTCTTTAGCTTTTTTTAATCTTTCTTCAAGTTGATTATATTTCCATTTAATATAATCATCATAAGTTAAATTATGAGGATTTTTTGAGTCCTTAGGTTTAGTTGCCGTGTCTTTTTTTATATTTTTATTAGGAGCGCCTTCTTCTTGACCTATAAAATTATATAACATCATTAGACTTTTATATCCATCTAAATTTTTATATTTTCTAGTTTCCCATTGTGATTTTGAAAAATTCCAAACTGGTTTTGAACCCCAATTTTCTAAACTTTTTTTCATTTTATCTTTATTATGGTTTTCATTAAATCCTACAATCTGTCCTTTTGCATCACTAGGAGTGTCTGGATGAAATTTTGCAGCCAAATATCTAGCTACTCCAGTTTTTTCTTTATATAAAGACGGGTCAAGATAATATAATATTTCTCTTGCTTTTATCCCATCTGAGTTTTTATCAAGAAAATCTTGAAATCTTTTTTCAAAATCTTTTCCCATATTTTTAACAACATAATCAGATACAACTTCAATTGATAAATTATTATCTTCTAATGTTTGGCTTAAATTATTATTAGCGTCTTCTATTTTTAAATTTGTAGCTCTAAATTTATTCTCACCATGAACATAACTTCCGCCCCATTCTCCACCAAATTCACCACCAGAGCCTTCTGATACATAATTTTTCATAACTTGACCGTAATTTTTTTCTCCTAAAGAGTCTGCTATTCTTTGTCTATCTTTACCTCCAAATCCTTTGTGACCAGGTCTATCTCCTGGGTCACCATGAGGTTCATAAATTTCAATTTCATCATCTCCAAATTTATAAATTTCATCGAGAGTTTTTTCCTTACCTTTTGCTATCTTTTTTTCTTCTTTAGCCTTTGCTATCTTCTCATCTTCAGTTAATTCCTCTTCAACTAAATCTCCATCATCACCACCAGTATCACCACCAGTATCTCCATCATCACCATCATCAAAGTCAATATATTGCTCCTCATCTCCCGTTTTAAAATCTCCGAAATCTTGACCTGTCCAAGCCCTGTATCTTGCGTTAGAATTATTTAATTTATTTTTTAATAATAATCTTTCTGAAGATAAATCCCCTAATAAAGTCTCAACAGAATTATCTGTAAGTTTATTAGTAGGGTTACCGTCTACATCTAATTCATATTCAACGTTAGACAAATCTAAACCCCACATATCAACATCTGATTGATATAATTGTTTATTTTTAATACTAGTCATAGTGTTATTTAGTTTATCGATATTATCCAAGTGATTACCAATCATAACTTTTGATGCATCAACATTTTCCTTATATTTTTTATCATAAAAATCAGTATTCCCAACCATAATATGATATGCTTCATCTTTTGTTATAACGCCATCACCCGCTAATGTTTGTATTGCTATATCAAGCTCTTGACTATGCTTGTTTAATTTTCTAAGAACACTTGAATCCTTACCTTTGTACCTAAACCTTCTTGATTTACCATCTTTACTTACACCTATATTAATGCTATCCATTAAAGAATTAATTTTTTCTTTTTCAGCAAATAAATATTTAAGTTTTGTATCAAAACCAGAATCATTTGCAATTTTATCAAGATTTTGATAATCTTCAATATCTTGCGGAAATGTGTCTAACTCAACTAACTCAGCACCTGTATCAACTGCATTCTTATACATATTAAAATCTTCATTCCAACTATTTGCCATCCCTTTCATCATACCTATGCTTGCTTGCATTTCAGTATCATTTCCTGTTTTAGCAGCCAAACTATCTAATGAACTCATTATATTTCTCATGCCTTCAGGAGTATCAACATTATCATATAATGAAACAATAGTATCTAACGCATCACGATTCCTAACTCTTTCCTGGTCATTGCTTTTTTGTATCATTTGTGGTATTTGCAAAGCAATATCAGCGGTTGGGTCATAAAATTGATTTCTACCACGACCTTGACTTTGAGCTAATTTTTTTTGTACTAAATCATATATATCTGCCATATTTATTCTCCTCCAACTAAACCTTGAATCCAGTTTGCAAATTCTTCTTCTTTATCTGCTCCTAGCCCATAAACATCTCCTTCTGTAGATGCTAATGCACCTAATTGACCATAAATATCCGAAGTATCTCCTCCTCCAAATCCACTTGAAGTTGGACTATAAACTCCTGTTGCTCCAGCCATAGCTCTTTCTTGCGCCCTTGATTGTTTCATACCTGATTGTAATCCATATATATCAGATGTTCTTTGAGCCATAGCAGAAGCTTTATCTTGAGCACTTATACTCATATTAGGCATTTCTGATATAAAGGCTTCAAGAGTAGCTTGGTCTTGAGGCATTCCTGGTAATGTCTTGAAATATGCAGTTAATCCAGCTTTATCAATTACATCTCCAGTTGAAGGGTCTATAAACCTTGAAATATCTGAATATTCTATATCAGGAGCAACTTGTGCTACTTCTTGTTTATAACCTTCTTCTGCTTCTCTTCCAAGCCTAGCAACCCAATCTTTCTGTCTATTTATAGCTCTTTCCCAATTAATTGATTCCTTAGCTGAAGTATATGGTACTATCTCATGAACTACAGTTGCATCTTTATTGTATATATAAAATTCTAGTTCTCCCCCTGGAGCATGTCTCAACATGATAGGTCGTCCATTTGACCATTGATGGTCTTTATATCCAGCTGTTGCTCTTATCCTATCATCAACAGCCCCAGCCAATGCCAATTGACCTTCATATTCAAATGAATCTTCATGTAAAGTCTCTCCATACGAAGAAGACTCAGGATTCATATCAATTATAACTTCATTATATATCTTTGTCATATCTTTCTCCGTTTACTTATTTTGCAATGCTAAGAGTAACTCTAGTATTGTTTGGTCATCTATACCCTGAAGATTGCCTCCAAATGGTAATTGTGATGGGCTAACTCCTGGGCCTGGTGTTGTAAGTGGTGCCGTAGAAATTGGCACCCCAGGTAATGATGGCAACCCAGCTGTGGTTCCT